GCTATTGATTTAAAGACAATGGATTATGCCTATCAGGCACAGCCGTTTGTCAGAAATTATGGCGTAGCGGTGGGACAAACTTATTATAAAACTTTAGCCGCAACAGAAGTAGCAGTTTGTTCTTTATTAAAAGCATTGCCTTTGTTAAAATTGTTATCAGTTGTTGAAAGTAGTATTGCCAGTTTAATAAAACAATATAGGAAAAGTATTTCTAAATATGCCGCATATCATACACCAATAACGACTGGTTATACAAACCCGTCTAATGCCTATGCTGATGATGGAGTTTATGCTACAGCCGCACCAGCTAAAAATGCTGAAGTTTCTGCTTATTTTGGATTTCCCGCTTTTTCTACTGATGAAATCCCAGATGGGGCTACTATCAATTCTGTAACGACAGAATTTGAGTATCGTGTTAGCACTACTGCTTCTATTGCTACTCAGTATTGGCAAACATTCAAAGGAACAACGGGATTGGGAACTGAACAGAGTGATGACACTGAGCCAACTTCTGATGTAGTTAAAACTCATCAAGTTACTTCTGGTATCACCCTTTCAGACTTGAGAACCGCTGATACGGTAAGAATGAGATTAAGGAGTGTAAGGGGAAACTCTAACACCGCTGTTACTTTCTATATTGATTATGTAAAGCTTACGGTAGATTATACGATACCAGTAGGCGAAACTTATTATCAAAATTTGTTTGTAACAGGAGTATCGGTTATTACTTTATCAAGTGTATTGATTTTGGGAAGGTTGCTATCAGTTATTGAAAGCAGTATTGCCAGCTTATCAAGAATAGTCAGTTATTTTAGGTCTTTAATAGTGACTGAAGTTTCAAATGTAGTAATGAGTTTAGCCAAAACTTTTTATAGGACTTTATCAGTAATTGAAAATAGTATAGTAAGTTTGATAAAAGGAATGTTTAAGACCTTGTCGGTGGTAGAAAGTTCAGTAGCGAATTTAACAAAATCATTTCTCTATACAATTTCAATGGCGATTACGGAAGTTTCAGTGCCCACAATTTCAAAAGTAATCACTTGGTTAAAATCTCTTTCAGTAGTAGAAGTTAGCGTGGCTGGTTTATCAAAAATTGCAAGTTTCTTTAGAAGTTTGGCGGCAACTGAAATAAGTATTCCAGGCTTAGAAAAAATAGCAAGTTATTTCAGAAGTTTATCAGTAGTAGAAAGCAGTATTGTCAGTTTAATTAAAGGATTATTTAAAAGTTTAGTAACAACGGAAATTTCAATTCCAAGTTTAACCAAAATCAGTCAGTATTTCAGAAGCTTATCGGTAGTTGAAAGCAGTATTGCAGGATTGAGTAAAGTTGCATCATTTTTTAGGAGTTTAGTAGTAACTGAAATCTCAATACCAGTAATGAGTTTACTTAAGACATTCTACCAAACCCTGAGTTCAACTGTTATTTCTGTTGCCGAATTGATAGCCAATAAGATATCAGGAGCAGTTTATTATGTGGAAATGGTAGCGACAGAAATATCGGTAGTAACAATAAATTTGGTTAAAAGTTTTTATAGGACATTATCAGTAGTAGAAAGTAGCATTGTCAGTTTATTTAAAGGATTATTTAAAAGTTTAGCAACGACGGAAATTTCATTACCGAGTTTAACTAAAATCAGTCAGTATTTCAGGAGTTTGCCAGTGGTAGAAAGTTCGGTAGCAACAATATCAAAAACTATTACTTGGTTGAAATCTTTGGCAGTAACAGAAATTAGCGTAGCCGGATTGTCAAAAGTTGTTACCTTTTTCAGAAACTTATTAGTCACAGAAATAAGTATCCCAAGTTTAGAGAAGGTTGTAAGTTTTTTTAGAAATTTATTAACAACAGAAATAAGCATACCGAGTTTAGAGAGAATTGTAAATTACTTTAGAAATTTGACAGTAGAAGAAAGTAGTATTCCAAGTTTAGAAAAAGTAGTTTCATTTTTTAGAAGTTTAATGGTAACAGAAGTTTCATTGCCAAGTTTAAGTAAGATTAGTCAGTATTTCAGAAATTTAGCAGCAACAGAAATTAGCATTCCTAATTTAGAAAAGATTGGAACTTATTTTAGAAATTTAATAACGACTGAAGTATCAGTAGTAAGTATTTCAATTCAAAAAACTTTTTATAGGATATTGTCAGTAATAGAAAGTAGTATAGTAAGTTTGACAAAGGTCGAAACTTTTGTAATAAAGAAATTGAAGAAATTGAAGGAATTGCCGTATTTAAGGGGAATGTTTAAACCAGGAAGTAAGATAATGTCATTTTTAAGAGGAGCTTTTAAGCCAAAAGGTAAAGAAATTCCGTATAAAGATTTTGAGCCATTTTAAAAAATATGATTAAAGCAAATTATATTAGCGTAGATGAATTTAAAGATTGGAACCCAGAAACTGATTTTAGTGATTATTCAGTAGTAACATTGTCCGGTATGATTGCCCGTGCTTCGGATTGGGTAGATAATTATTTAGGTTATTCGTTAATGATAGAAGATATTGAAAATGAATTAACAGAGGCAACCGTGACGACAGACGGAGACCTAATAATTTTCCCAAGAAAAATTCCAATTGTCGCTGTTTACAAAATTGGATTGAAATTGGGGCAGTATGATACCGATTTAATTTTAGAAGATGAAAGTGGAACGTATTACGATATTCCAGAACCAAGACACCATATTGTGTATCCTTTTCAGCAATTGCAATTAACGGGAAAGGTTGCATTGAAAGATTTATTACAAGTAAGGACGAGATTGTATTTTACACAGATATCTTATAGAGCTGGTTATGAAACAATACCAGATGCGATTAAGGATGCCGTTAATTTGGTTGCAAAAGATATTTTTATGAGACAGGCAAATCCAATGGGATTAGGAAGCGTTAGTCAAGGAGGAATTTCAATGAGTTATCGGTCGGGAGAATCCGATTTGATAAAAAGAGCAAAAGAACTGTTAGAACCCTATGTAAGAAGATACTAATATGGCTGGATTTCTTATATACCAACAGAACGCTGTATTGAAAAAGTTATCCCCAGATTCAGAAGACGCTGATAAAGAAGGGTATGTGGTTGTCAACCCAAATTTCAAAGTTAATATTCAGCCAGCGGGACCAGAATATATTGCTTTGACGCCAATGGGTGAAACTGGTAAAATGTATAGGGGATTTACGACCTGTCCTGGTGTTAAAGTAGGAATGATTATTGAAACATCTGGAACAATAACTGCTTCAGGATTAAGATTGAAGGTTTTAGGAGTAGAAGAATGGTCAGGACCATTAGGAACGCATTATAATTTAACACTTTTACAGCCAGGTGAATAATATGGCAGAGGTAATAGAAATTGAAATAAAGGGGCTTGATAAGTTAAAAGAAAAAATGAAAAGTTTGAGTGATTTTCCTGTTAGACAACAGATGGAAAGGACAATGTATAGAGCAACGGAAATGGTGAAAAATAGAGCAAGAGAACTGGTTCCAGTTGACACTGGTAGTTTAAGAAGGTCAATTAGAGATATAGTGCAAGTAGGAGCAAGGGAAATTACAGGAAGAGTTGGACCAACCGAACCTTATGGAGCACCAGTGGAATTTGGAACACGACCCCACTTTCCTCCAGTTAAAGCACTCGAAAGATGGGCAAATAAAAGAGGAATAAATCCTTGGGCATTGGCAATTGCTATTAGTAGAAGAGGAACCAGACCTCAGCCATTTTTAATACCTGCCTTTGAGCAATTGAAAAATAGAATTTTGGAGGAGTTTAAAAAGGCAATAGATTATCTTTTAGGGAAATAGTATGATTAACACAATTTTAAACCGATTAATAGAAATTTTTAAAACAATAGATTCTTTTAAGGGAAGTGATGGAAGTATAAGGGTTTATGACTATGAATGTTCAATGCCAGAAGGCTATCCTGCAATTTGCGTAATAGCTATGAGAGGAGATGAATCCGTTTTGGATAACACCAGAAATCTAATGAGACATACTTTTTTAGCAAGAGTAATTCAGGAAAAAATTCCAGAAAGCGAAGGGGGGTTTGGTCCTCAGAAAGCAGAAAGAGTAAGTAGACAGAGGGCAGAAGATGTAATAAATAAAATTCATTCAGATAACGATTTGGGATTAGATAATGTATTACGAACAACAGTTAGTTATGAATTTGGAAAACATCCAAGCGAACCCAGATTGTTAATAGATTTTACAATAGTCGTCGAAACAGCAGCAGAAATTACAATGTAATTTCAAAGGTCGATAATTATAAAACATACCAAAAACAAATTGAAATAATATGGCAACAATAGGAAGAAGAGGTTGGTTAAATATAGCACTAGAAACCACTCCCGGAGTTCCCGCAGGACCATCTGATATTTACCTTCCCTTTCTTGAATGTAGTTTAAGAGAAAGAATGACGCCAATTCCAGAATTGTCTGCAAGGGGAGTAAGAGATGAACAAGGAGAAAATTCGCTCATCGGTAAAAAATGGGGAGAGGGAAGAATAAGAGTCAATTTAGACCCAACTTATGCCCCGATTTTGTTAGGATTGGCAATGGGAAATTTTGGAACCCCCCAATCAGAAGGGAGTGGTGTTTATACGCATACCTTCACTAGAAAATCTGATAATACTCCCAAAACTGCCTCGGTCATTTTTGACAGAGTGGTTGATAGATTATTATTTCCTTATTTGGTAGTAAATACGGCTGAGGTTTCTTTCTCTGATGGATTGGCAGAACTTTCTGTTGATTGTTTATCAAGATTTCCCGTTGTTACCACCTCTGGAACATTTGCGCCCGTTTCTGGGACATTGTTTAGTTTCAGAGACGCAACTGTTAGATTAGGAGATGACCTAACAGAAGCTGAAAGCGCTACACCACTAAAAGTTAGAGATTTTAGATTGACAATAAATAACAATGCTGAACAGGTTTATGTTATTGGGAACAATGATGTTGATAGCATTCTTGTTAAAAATTTTGGAGTAGCAGGGCATTTTTCTCTATTGTTCGAAAACACAACACAAAGAAATATATTTAGAAATCTATCAAAGAAAGCAATGGTTGTTACCTTAACTGGTGCTCCTCTTGGTGGGGGAATGTATGAGTTTGTAAAGTTTAGAATTGCCAAGTTGAGATTTGAAGACTATGCTCCAGAAATTCCGATTGATGATTTGGCAACTGAGGGAATTGATTTTATAGCAGAGTATTCTAGTTCAGATGGAATGACAATGGACATAAAGGTCAGGAACCAAAGAAGCTCATACTAAGAAATATGGATAGAGAAACAAAGATAATAAAAACCCAAAACCATCAGGTGGAGATTAAGACATATATCACTGCTGGAGAAAAAAGGCAGTTGAGAGATGTGTTGTTAAAAGGAATGAAAGTAAATATGGAAGGAGACACTCCTCGAATTAGTGAGTTTTCTCCTGATGTTATTACGGAGGCAGAAAATAGAGCAATTGAAATAGTAGTTGTGTCAATTGATGGAAGTAGAGAAAATATATTGCAGAGATTGTTGGACTTTAGGGCTGAAGAATTCGACCAAGTAATGGAAGAAATTGATAAAGTTACAAGGGAGGTTGTTTATAACACAAAAAAAAAGACATAATTGAAAAGTATAGAAGGTTTTTAATGCTTGGAGGCGGGAGGTTGCCAGAAGAGGCTGTTATGGTTCAGATATGTAGGGAAATGGGTTGGACTTATCAAGAATTTCAAAACCAACCCAGTTGGTTTATTGATTTACTAATTGAGTTAAGAAATTTAGAGGAAAAAGAACACGAAAAAAGAATGAAAATGGAAGAGTTAAAATTAAAAACAAAACAAATAAAATAATATGCCAACAGCCTTATTAGAAGTTATAGCGAGATTGAAGGACGAGATAAGCGATAGGATGAGAAAGGTATCGGAAAGTGTAAAAGAGCTTGAAAAGAATTTTAGCAGTATGGAAAAAGTGACCAGAGCAGCAACAAATGCCCTGATGGCTTATGGTAGTATAAGAGTGATTGGAGGTTTCATAGAAAGCACCAGAAGAGCGAACCAATTGATGCTTCAGACAAGAATGACATTAAATCTTCTTGGGAAAGAAACTGCCGATAAGTTAATGCCTATAGTTGTTAAGGCTGGAAAAGAAATGGAAAAGTGGGGAGTGGATAACGAAGAAGCCAGTTTGGCAATGGCGAGGCTTACTGTAAAGATGAAAGATACCAGTAAGGCAATGGAATGGTTAGATTTATTGACTAAGTTTCATAGATTGGACGTAATGAACCTAGAAACTTCTTCAAGGTTATTTATGGGAACCGTAGAAGATTCTCGCAGGGCTTTGGTTTATTTAGCAAGAAGCATTGGATTAGAAGTAAATCCTGAATACGAGGATATGGATGAAATTTTGAGAAAGTTACAGAAAACAGTGCAAGGATTAAATTTCAGCGGTTTAGGATTACAGATAGATAAGTTTAAAGTGATATGGAAAGACATTAAGGAAAAAGTGGGGGCTCCTTTTTTAGAAACAGTAAATACAGTTTTAGGTGGGATAAATTTGCTGATAGACAGGTTTCCCGTTTTAAAACAAGTTATTGCTGATACACTTTTCGGTATCACTACTGCTATTACTGGATTTCTTGCTGGAGGAGCTATAAAGAAATTTTTATCATTTTTCAATATAACATTAGAAGCAGCTGCTCTTTGGGGATTAGCAATTGGGGCAATAATTGGAGCGGTTATTTTAATCTGGACGCACTTTAAAGATAAAATTATTGGGGCACTCAAGGCAGTAAAAGAAAAACTGATAGAATTTTACAATTCTCATAAAGAAACTTTTGATAATATACAAAAACAGATTAATGATTTTATTTCACTGGCACTGACTCCTCTTAAGGCGGCTTGGAATATTTTGAAAGATGCTTTGAAAGATTTATGGAATGCTTTAAAAGATTTAGGGAAAGCGATTTGGGATTTGATTCAGGTTTTGTCTCCTGTTCTTATTCCCATACTCAAATTTTTGGCCGAGTTGTTGGAATTTGTTTTAGGCGCAGCGATTATGATGGTAGTAGGAGCACTTTCGTTCTTGATAGCTATTTTGGCAGGTGTAGTATATGCAATTGCCTTTGTTATAGAAATTGTCGCCAAAATAATAGACTGGTTTGCTAAACTAATACAGAAAATTGTCGATGTAATTACTCACAAAGAAAAACTAAAAGAAACTTTTTTGGGGGTTTGGAATGCTATTATAAGTGGGTTTGAGCCAATTTACAATGCAATTGCGGGATGGATTGGAAATATAGTAAATATGGCTGAAAAAGCAATTACAAAGTTAAAAGAAGCTGCTCAGTGGGTTGGTGGAAAATTGGGAATAACATCAAAACAACTCGGTGGGTATATTCCAGAAACAGGACTTTATCTGTTACACGAAGGAGAATATGTTGTCCCAAGGGGAAGAGTCGCCTATGCTTATGCAGGTGCTGGTATTGGTGGGATAAATATCACAATAACTGGAAATACCTTTATGTCAGATGAAGATGCTGCTGTGAAAATTGGAGATATGATTATTAAAGCCTTAAAAAGAAACATTAAAATTTAAATATGGCATCGAAAATAAAAATAAATGGCGTTGATAGAACTTCCTTAATAGAATGGGATAGTTTTGAATTGGTTCAGGTTTTAACAAAGGAAGTTGATACTCTTTCTTTTAGATTGAAAAAGCATTCAAGACAAACTTATTCTCCAAATCTTACTGATGAAGTAGAGGTTTATGATGGTGATACTAAAATTTATGGTGGAATAATCATAGAAATTTCAGAAACATCAGAAGGTTTGTTAAGAAATATTGAGGTTACATGCAAAGATTACTCTCATTTGCTCGATAGAAAACTGGTTGTAGAAAGTTATGAAGCTGGAAGAACCACAAAACTTTATGCAGGAGATATTATTCGGGATATTATTTCAAGATACGCTCCCGGATTTACAACGAATCATGTTGCTACTGGACCAAAGATAGAGAGTATAAAGTTCAATTACACTCCCGTAACAAAAGCAATTCAGGAAATTTGTGACCAGGTAGGGTATGATTGGTATGTAGACGAAAACAAAGATATTCACTTTTTTTCAGAGGAACAGCATGTAGCCCCCTTTGAACTAAATGATACAGAGGGAAATTTTGTTTGGAATAGTTTAACAATAAGAAAAGATATCAGCCAGTTGAGAAATGCCGTTTATGTTAGGGGCGGAGATTATACGGTAAAGCTTACACCACAAGAAGGAGAAAAATACACTGCCGATGGACAACAAAGATTTTTTCCTCTTGCTCACGCATTTAATTTGGATGTTGATTTTAAAGTAGAAATAAGCACCAATGGGGGGCAAACCTGGATTGACTTGAATGAAGGAATGTATGGAAAAGATGACCCTAATATGTACGATGTTTTATATGACCCCAATAAGAAATTCATTGCTTTTAGAGAAGACAACAAGCCAGCAAGCGGAACTATTGTCAGGGTTTCTGGAAATTTTACTTTGCCAATTATTGTTTATGTTAGAGAAGAAAGTAGTATAGCTAAATACGGAGAATATCAGTATAGAGAAGTAGATAAAAGTATTAAGTCAATAGAAGAAGCAAAACAAAGAGCCAGAAGAATTTTGAATGATTATGCTAAAAACACCACTGAGGCTAATTTTACAACCTACAAAAACGGATTGAGGGTTGGGCAAAGAATTAGAGTAAATAGTGAAATTAGGGGAATAGATGAGTGGTTCACGATAAACAGAATAGTAACTAAAGTTAGAAACGCAGAAACAGGGGAAAGAGAATATCAAGTTAGTATGATTGCCTCAGAAACAAAGGGAATAATAGATGTTTTAACAAAGTTATTGGAAACTGACCCTAGCAAGAATATAGAAATTCAGAAAGGAGAAATCTTGGATAAATATACGACCCTCGTAGAAGGTTTTGGTTTTGCCGACTTAGTTCCTACAGCCAGAGATAGATTGTCAGGTCCCTGGTATGTTGCCGATAGTAATTTACCCATTGGTAAAACAGATTTTTCACAATGCAGTTAAAAATAATATGAAAGAAAACTTTACACAATTTAAAGGTTATATTAAAATAACAAAAAGGAGGGTTCCTAAATGGGTTAAAATTTTTGAATTGATTGGGTTGTATGATTTAGCAAAGAAATTTGGCGAAGTTGTTTCGGTTGATTGTTATGAAAATGTATTCTGTAATCCTGGTAGATATTCGATTTTAGATAGAATGGCTGGATTGAATGAAGGACATTTGTTGTATCTTGCTTTAGGAAACGGAACCGCTGAACCATCGATTACCGATACGAAATTGGCGAATGAAACTTTTAGAAAATTGATTACTACAAAGGCAAGAGACGGATTGTTTGTAAGAACCTCAACTTATTTGGCGACCGATGAGGCAAACGGAACCCACACAGAGATTGGTCTGTTTGGAGGAAGTAATGCAACCTCTACTAAGGATAGTGGGGCTTTATTTACCCACGCTTCTATTAACATATCAAAGGCGAGCAATGAAAGCCTCACAATTGATTATGATATTGAGGCTTTAACTACCTAAAAATATGCCAAAAAGATGGATACCAGGTGAAATAATAACAGCAAGCGGATTAAACCAAACTACACCTTTTGGAGTTGTTCAGCAACCAGTTCCAAATTTAACTGTGAATGTTGCTCCTGGTTCAGTTATTTTAGGTGGGCAAGTAGTTACTTTCTCTGGTGGGAATTCTCCTCAATTTTCTGTTCCCTCTAGTAATCCAAGAATAGATTTGTTAGTTGTAACAGAGTCTGGAACTCTAGAAATAGTTCAAGGAACAGAAAGCGATAATCCTACTGCTCCCGATTATCCAGCAGATAAATTTGTGATTTGCGAAGTTTATAATAGACCAAGTCAAACTTGTATTAAGGATAGTGATGATAATACGAATGGGTATATTTATAAAGATGTAGGGGCGTTTATGGCAAACTTTTCATTTGTTAGAACTTTTACTGCTGGAGAATATATAGTAAGAGGAGACCCCATACATATTGATTCAGATGGTAAGGTTTATGTTTGTGATACTGGCAACGTCAATAGGATAAATTTCGCGGGCTTTGCATTAAGCAATGCTGTTCGTAACAGTGAAGTTCCTGTTGTTTTGGTTGGGAAAGTCGATATTTTTTCTGGGTTGATTATGGGCTTTAATTATTATGTTCAAGATAGAACCTGGCAAGTAGACCAGGCACAAACTGCGACCTCTGATTCGACCAGTGCAACTAATGTATGGCAGAGTTTTACTCCCTCCGCTTCAAGTTTGTATGGAGTAGGTTTTTATTTGAGAAATGCGGCCCTTAACTTTATAACCGCTGATATTACGATTAGAATTTATGCTGGAGAAGGAACCTCTGGGACACTTTTATCAACTGTTACTTCTACAATATCAATATCAAGTGGGGTGACCGCTTTTTTTAATTTTACTCTCGATTCTCCAATTTCTCTGACGCCTGGGCAGAAATATACAATTGCTGTTAATTCTTCAGACAGCAATATCTACTGGTATTATAAAACAGACAACCCCTACCCCGGTGGGATTTCTTCTATCAACCCGAACTATGACTTTACTTTTAGAACCTATAGTTTAATCAAGTCAAACATTGGACTATCTCCAGGGTCACGCACTGTAAAAGCTGGGAGGGCAATATCATCTACCGGAATTATAATTGCCATATAATCCTATGACTATATCCATTTCATCACAACCAATAGAAGGAACATATCAAAAGGTCAAATGATAGATAAAATAATTTTATGAAATTCCTGATTTGGGATACCAATTTAGCCACAGCTCACGCTGAAAGATTAAAAGAAGACGGACACAAGGTTAAGTATTTTACCTTTTGGGCTGGAACGGGATTTCCAGATTTTATGGATTATGTACCAGGGAAGGGAATGGTAGATAAAAGTATTTACTTTTTTGATGATTTAGATTGGGCTGATATTATTTATTTTCCAGATTGCGGAATGGGAGATTTAGTAGACCATTTAAGAGAAAAGGACAAAAAAATAGTTTGGGGAGCTGGGAGGGGAGAAGAATTAGAATTACAAAGATGGAGAGCAATTGAAATAATGGACGAGTTAAAAATTCCACACCCGCCTTCAGAATTGGTGGTTGGAGTAGATAAATTAGAAGAGTATCTCAGAAAAATAAAAGAACCAGTTTATGTAAAGTTCGACATCTTCAGAGGCAACCAAGAAACCTTCGGATTTCCTAAATATGTCCCAAAATACGATAAAGTATTGGAATTGAAATTATCTGGGTTAAGGATTGATTTTGGTCCATTTTACAATGAAATGCCCTTTGTTGTTCAAAAGAAAGTAGGAGAAATTGAACCGGGGTATGATTTGATTTTTAACGGAGAGAAATTTTTAGAACCTTGTGCTTATGGGTTTGAAATAAAAGGAGCGGGTTGCCAAATCGAGAGATTTGTTCCAACAATAGATGATTTACCAGAGCCAATAAAAGAAACAGCAGTAAAACTTATTCCTTATTTAAAGGAAGTTAATTGGAGGGGAGCAATTTCAAACGAGGGGAGAATCGGAAAAGATACAAACGGAAAATTAGCCGTAATAGATTGGTGTGCGAGGTGGTTCTATCCTGGCAGTGCTATGTATACTATCGAAGATTTGATTGGAAACTATTCAGAAATTATAGAAAAAGTGGCAAAAGGAGAAGATGTAAAGATTGATGTTAAGTATCCTTATGCTTTTGCAATGACGCTTGAAACAAACGACGCTTTAAAAAACTGGGTAGATATTTCATTTGATAAAAAGTGGAGAAATAGAATAAGATTTAGAATTGCTTGTCAGAAAGATGATATTTATTGGGCGGTTCCTGGATTTGAATCTGTTGTTACGATTGTTGGTTTGGGAGATAGCCCCCAAGAAGCAGTAGAAGATGCTTTAAATGTATATGAGAAATCTGGGGTTTCCGCTTTTGCACTGTCAAAACCTGTAGATAAAGAAGTTATTTTAAAAGAGATTGAAAGGGCAAAAGATTTTGGAATAGATTTTTAAACTATGTTGAAAATTAATATTCGCACAAAACCTATTTGGAGAACAAGATTTAAAGATATAGGAGATTATTATTGGATAGTTTCTCCTGTTCCAGAAGAAAATATTTTGAAGATTGTAGTAGCTGAAATGGAAAATCCAGATTATGAATTTTTAGTTGTTTTGCACGAACTTATTGAGAGTTATTTGCTTATAAAAAGAGGGGTTAATTTTAAAGAAATAGAGGAATGGGAAAACAAATTTGAACAAGAAAAAAAAGAAGGAAAAAGACCCAAAAAAGCAGTTGCTGGAGAACAAAAAGATTGTCCTTATAGAAAAGAACACGCTTTCGCAACCAAGATAGAAAAGATGGTTGCAAAGTATTTAAAGGTTAATTGGGGTCAATATGACAAATATCTTGATTATCTTTTAGAAAGCTATGTTCAAAAACCTTCAAATAGCAGATGAACTAATAGTGGCAACAATTGGCATTATAGCGATTTTCATTCTGGAAATTCTGGCTTTACTTAAAGGAATTGATGGACAACTTTTCGGCTTGGCGATTGCGGGAATAGGGGGAATAGTAGGATATGTTATTAAGGGGGTTTCCAAAAAAAGAAAATGAACAAAAAACCTCGCACGGAAGAACAAAAAAAGAAAATAAGTGAAAGCATTAAAAAGTTATATCAAAATTCAGAATTTAGAGAAAAAATAAGGGAAGCAACCAGAAGGGCAATGTCAAGACCAGAAGTTAGGGAAAAATTATCCAACCCCCGCCCTGGCTTAAGAGGAGAAAAAAACCCTATGAAAAGACCAGAAATAAGAAAAAAATTAAGTGAAAAACTAAGGGGCAGAATGTTATCAGAAGAAGTAAAGAAAAAAATAAGTGAAACTGTTAAGAAACTATGGCAAAATCCAGAATATAGAAAAAAGAATAAAACATCACGGGGAAAAAGATTTGGTAAAGAATTTAGAAAAATGAGAAGTAAAATGTGGAAAGAGGGTCAAAATCCAAATTGGAAAGGGGGAATTACGCCCGAAAACGAAAAAATTAGAAAATCACTCGAATATATTATTTGGAGAAATGAAGTGTATAAAAGAGATAATTGGACTTGTAGGTTGTGTGGCAAGAAATGCAGCAATAAGGATATTGTAGCACATCATTTAAAGCTTTTTTCCGAATTTCCAGAATTAAGATTTAGTGTAGATAATGGAATTACTTTGTGTAGAAGTTGTCATTTAAGGCTTCATAAAAGAATTTTAAACATTGAAATATAATTGCCGTTGGCGGAATTGGAGGAATTATTGGCTGGGTGGCAAAGATGTATCAATATTCAATTAAGAAAAGGTCATAGTAATTTTCAATAAAACCATTGTTGTTTTGGCGGGTTTGGGTTCGAGATTGTTTAAATTGATTGATTTTGTTTTCTAAATAGATTAGAATAAAACTATGAAAAGAGCAGTTTTAAGGCGGAGAAAAAGAAAAAAGAATAAGTTATCTAAAAAGAAATCAAAAAATTTGGGGTGCGAAGATTGCAAAGAAACAGATTTGAAGAGATTGGCTTATAAAATATACGAGGAAGAATGTAGAAATGCCCTTGAAAACTATTGACAAGATGATTTGACAAGTTGGAAGGAATATACTATTATTAAGTAAAGGTCGCCTATAAAAATAGTAAAAAATACTATGAAGAATACTGATTACTCATTAGAGAAATCTGTAATGAAGGCGGTTAAGTATCCCGTTTTCGGGTTAATTGCTAGTTACATTTTGAAAATCTTGGGAATTGTTATAGCTGGGGTAGGAATTCAATTCCCAGAAGAAGTTAATTTGATTAGTCAGAAACCAGGTTTATTTTTGGGTCTGGCACTGATAATTTTTGTCTACGATTGGCTGAAGCATAGAGTAGGGGTAAATCTTCCTTAGTCAGAAGCTGGTAGGGCATATAGAACCCTAATTCTCAATGAAAAAAGAAAAGATTCTTGATTTGATTTTGAAGTGTCTGTTTTTGTTATTGGGAGTATTGTTTTGGATTTGGATTGGGTTTGCTTTCTGGAAAAGCCAAAAATACATTGAAAAAAAACAAGAATATAAAGAATTGAAACCTCCCCCCGTTGTCCAAAAATCCTTCGATACTGAAGGATTTTTTGTTATAGATAATTGTTTCGTTAGTAGTTATTTTTCTTATATAACGCCAAAAGTTTTTGGAAATATAATTGGGGAAAATTGGACAGAAGAAGAAATTAGAAAATATATTAAGGAAAGATATCCAGAAATGGAATGGCTGTTGCTTTGTATGTTAAAGAAAGAAAGCACTTATTGTAAACACTTAAGGGGAGATAATGGAAAAGCATACGGATGTTGGCAAATCCACATAGATAAGCACGAAATTACCGAAGAATGTGCTATGGATTTTGAATGTAGCACCGAGTGGTCAGTAAATAAAATTAGAAACGGGGAAGGTTACTTATGGACATCATACAAAAGTTGTTTAGGGAAATAAACTCTCTGTAATAGTTGTCAAGTTTTTTCGTCTTAATTATAAAGTAAAACCCTAGTGGTTTTCGCCCCCGAATCCGATGCAGTTTGCTAGGGGGCTTTTTTATTTGTTAAAGTTATCCACAGGCCCCTGAAGAACCTTTTTTGATGTAAAAGTTTTCCACAGCCCCGTTTTGAACTGTTTTTTTTGTTCGATTTTCAATTGAAATTTGTATATTAGACCATATTCTGGGAATTTGGTCAATATCTTGACAAATTTGCTTATAGAGGTTATAATGAAAGTGTAATAGAGTATAAAAAGGTCGCAAAAATAAAGTAAAAAAACAAAAAAATGAAACCAATAAATTTAAAAAAATTGTTAAAAGTAAAAAGAGTTTTAAGGGCTGTTCCATTAGTAGGAAGTCAAATGGATAGCCAAAAGGTCGAAAAAAGGTCCAAAAATCAAAAAAATAAAACTATGAAAACCTTAAAAGCAGAAAATAGAGCATTTAAAGGCGTGAGAATAACAACGGAGGAAATTTTGAAAGGAGAAAATGTAAAATATGAATATGAAATTGGCTTCTATTGGGTTCTTGGAAAATATTTCCTTGAAGAAATAAAAAGCGAAAAAGGTGCAGGGGGCATTTGGAACCATTCAGTAAAAATCCTGAAGCTTTCCAACGATATAAACAAATTGTTAAAAGTAATTGAAGAAAAACACGGGGTAAGGGTTGAATTAAGGTGCTAAAAAATAATTTTTGCTTTTTTTCTTGCCCCGTCCTTGCAAAAGCGAGACAGAGTAAAATAAAAAGTTAAAAGGTCAAATATTAAATGAAATAGTAAAAAGGTCAAAAAATAAAAAAAATAAAAAATATGTCAGCATTTTTAGTTAAAAATTCAACTTTATCAAAATTGGCAGACGCATTAAGAAGATACGACGAAGATTTGTATGAAGAATATAAAACAGATTACGATTTAGCAAAAGATTTATATGAAATGAATGTTCAAGCATTAAAGGAAAGATACGAAGACCCAAGCGATTTAATAAGACCATTTGAATTTACCGATGAGTATTGGTTAGACATAGAACATAATCCAAAAGATAAAGCGCAGTTCCTTATGTCTTTGGCTTGTTATCTTTATCAATGTTTCGAAGGCGAGGTTCCAAAATCGGCATTGTATAAAAAATTAGAAGATATTGACTGGAGATTGTCCCACGAAATAGCAATGAAATGGGCTGAAGAACAAGGCGCTGAATGGGATTAGTTTCTTAAATTTAAAAGGTCGAAAAAATAAATAAATAAAACTATGGTAACCACAAATCAAGAATTATACCAAAAACTTCAAAAATATTTAGAGCTTAAAAAAGAATTAGAAGATGATATTAAAAGCACTGAACAATGGTTCAAGGAAGCCGATAAAGAGAAAGATGAAACGGCGATTGGGGTTGCTAAATGGAATTTGGAAAGAAGCCAATTACTTTTAGAAGCGGTTGAATTGGCTATTTCTGATATTACCACTTTCTTAAATGAGCAATGGGCTGAATTAGAAAGGATAGAATAAATATAACGCAAAACTATAAAAGGTCGAAAAATAAATCAAAGAGTATGGAAATAAAAATAAAAGAACAAAGAAAACCAATCGGGAGCCCCAAAGATGTAAGCAAAATTTTAGTCAAGGTCTTGAAAGTAGAAAATGAAATAGACAGAGCAAAAGAACACCTGTGGGGGGTGTATCTTAATAGTAGAAATGTAATAAAAAGAGTAGAGTTAATAAGTTTGGGAATAGTAGATGGAAATTTAGTTCATCCCAGAGAATTTTTCAAACCCGCTATAGAAGTTTCAGCAACTGGAGCAATTATGGTTCATAATCACCCATCGGGCGATGTTTCACCAAGTATGGCAGATATAGAAATAACTAAAAGAATGATAGAAGCAGGAAAAATTTTGGGTATTGATTTATTAGACCATATAATCATTTCAGAAAAAGGTCGGTATACATCATTCAAAGAGAAGGACCTGATATAAACTATGGCAACTAGTTATATAATTTATCGAAAATATTTTCTTGAGAACCAAAAAAGACAAAAACGAATTAAGAAATTGAAAGAAATAGGTGGTTTGATACTCGTAATAATCATTTGGTTGTTAGCAATGATTATTGGAGGAAAAACTTTTCCTTATTAAAAAATAAAATTTAAAAGGGTGGAAGGATAAAGAAACCAAAAATAAAATGTTAATCACTAAAAAAACAATTGAAATTGCTACAAAAGAGATTTTGAAAAAGAGCAAAGATGACTTAAAGGTTGAGTGTTTAATTTGCCATAAAAGATTTGAACATTTGGGTTCCCATATTTGGCACGCTCACGGGTTAACAGCTCGGGAATATAAAGGAATTTTTGGACTACCTTACAAATGGGGCTTAATTTCTGAAGAGGTAAGAGAGAAAAAAAGAAAAATTGCCAATTGGCAGAAAACCTGGAAAGAGAATTTCAAGAACTGGAAGAAATACGCTTTTAAAAAGGGAGAAAAAAGAACGAAAATCCAAAGGAAAACTTTATTGGCTTTAAGGGATGCCATTGAAAGAATACAAGAAATAAACGAGAAAGTAAAAAGAGAGTGGAAAAGGTGTCCGGTGTGTGGAATAAGATATCAACATTTAGAAAGTCATTTATTTAATAAGCACGGGTTAATAAGGGTTGAAAAAATCAAAAAACTTTTAAAAGGTCGAAAATTAAAAAATACTCTAAACCATGTTAGTAGAAGAAATTATTCAACTCAAAAAAGAAATTGAAAAAAGAATAGGAGAATTGAAATCGACAATTAAGTTTTATGAAATGATTAACCTTCCAGAATATGCCAATTATTTGGCTGGAAAGAAAGATGCCTATGAAAGAATGAAAGCAAGATTAAATCAAACCCTCAAAAGGTCGAAAAATAAAAAAATAACTAAATAAAAAACTATGTTCAATTCCTTCTATATTCTCAAAAGCTTTTTAGAAGATTATGAAAGAATAAAACAGCTAATAGGGATTGACGATTTAGAAGAGGCGGGAAAGATTGCTGAAAAGTGGGGATTAAGTATAAAAGCAGTTGATTATGTAAATGATAAGGGAAAAACAAGAACTAAAATTTATATCTATCCTCAAGAATGGAATTACGACGAAAATTCACCTCCACTAAAAGATGGTTTCTTAATTGAGTAAAAAGGTCGAAAAAAATAAATAAAAAATAAAACTATGGAAGCAAAACATTTAACTTGCGAGCAAAGAATTGACGAAAATTTAAAAGATAGATTGGCAGAAATAAAAAAAGGACAATTAACAGGAGAAAATTTGTTGGCAGTTACCAAAAAAGAGGTTTGGACGATTGAATTGAGTTGGGGTGGACCGCAAGATTATTTTGAGGTATGGGTTGATAGAATGCCTTCGGGAAATGCCCCAGAAATTGAAAGTATTAGTTATCATTTTTTGGATTGGTTTGATGGGGCAGTGAGAGAGTTAGAGGGTGAAGATTTTTAAATTGTCAAAAACTGGATTGAAGAAATGGGACTTATTGAATAGATAGGTTTCTGTTTTTACTCTGTCCTACTTTTGCGAGGACGGAGTAGAAAAAAGAAGCCCCAAAATAAAGGTCGTAATTTAAAAGATTTAAAAAATAATCAAAAACTATGGCAAGACCCCAAAAAATCGAAAGAAAAATCCAAATCCAAGTTAGAAAAGTAAGAAAAATTTTATTAGACGCCTTGAAAGATTATATCTATAATAAAATTGTGGATAGTGCGGAATTTCTTAATCGTTTGAGAGAAGCAAAAAATGTAATAGAAGAATTGACAACAGAAGTAACAGAAAGGTTTCCTATGAAAACGCCAGAGACAAAAGAAAATTGAAATTGGCACCTTAAAAAGGTCGGGTGAGAAAACACCTAAAAATCAAAATATATAAGTTCCTATACCTTGATTGTTAATAACATGCCTAACAATAAAATAATAGCCAAAACCCAATGGGATGAAAAGTTTTTGAGAGAAGCGTTGTGGATGCCGTTTGGAAGTTTATGTAATCTAATAGGACAAGCTTATCAAGGAAAAGGTATTGCTTTGGAAGAATTGGAGGCGCTGGCAAGAAAAGCATTTGAATTAGCAATGGATTTTAGCGAAGAAGCATTTAATAGAGTGGAAAAAATAGAAGAGGAGCCCGATATAAAAGTAAAAGAAGAATAAACTATGGCAAAGTTAAGTGAGATTATTGTTAAATTTGTTAATAAGAAAGAAGATAAAAAGCGAGAGCTTGGTAGATATTATGCTTCCGAAATTTATTCAATAATTAAAGGCGATTTAACTCCCGAGAACTTTTTCCAAGAAAAACCTCTTATTGATGAATTTGGAGCAAAGTGTATTAGTTCTGGTATAGCTGCAGAAGAGTATTTACATAAAGTTTTTGAAGAAATGAAAGTAGATTGTGTTTATCAGCCCAAAAAAGAAATTCAGATTAGAGAAGATATTGTTCTTGTTGTAAAACCCGATTTTCAATTTCCAGATTTTTTGGTCGAACTTAAATGTCCCTATAAACTATACGAGGATATACCCGTTAAATGGCAGTATCAGTTAGAATGTGAATACAGGGGTTGGTATTTACCAGTATATCTCTGGCAAGTATACCATCCATTTTCTATAAAACAAATTGCATATACTCCCTCTAAGTTTAGATGGGAGAAAATCGTGAAAACCTTAATAAGGTTTCACGAGGCGTTAAAAAGGTCGATACAAAATAATTAAAAATCACTAATATGAAGTTTGCTGATTATAAATCTATAAGTAAAAAATATGGATTGGAAAGTGATTGGATGTCCTTAAAAGAAGGAGATAATAAGATTAGAATTGTTTCTGAATTTGAAGATTACGGCGTTCATTATGATACAAAAACAAGGAAATCAGTGATTTGCATCGGAAAAGATAAATGCCCCTTCTGTCAAAAAGGGGAAATTCCAAGGGTGCAGTTTTTGGGTTGGGTTATCGATAGGTCAGATAATAGAGTTAAACTTTTGAGAATTGGATACAAGGTTTTTCAACAGATTGGTGAATTGGCAAAAAGTGAAGAATATGCCTTTGATACTATACCCGATTATGATATTACGATTAGAAGAAGTGGACGGGGATTAGATACCATTTATTCTGTTTTGCCCGCCAGACAAAATACTCCTTTAACTGACAAAGAGAAAGAAATGATAATGGAAAAAATCAAACCAGTAAAACAGATTATTGAAAATATGAAAGCCAAAATTACTTCGGGTTCTAAAGTATCTAGCGAAGAAATTCCGATTGTTGAAGATGAGGAACCAGAAGAAGAAATTCCGTTTTAGCTCTTGACAAAGGTCTTTGGTATAAAATAAAATAAAGATAGAGGGAGGTAAACTTGAATGCAAAGAGGATTGGGTGAATGGTAAACAAGAATTTATTTATCAAGTTTACCTCCCTCGCCCAATCCTTTTTGTTTTGTGTTAAAATCTAAAAATACTATGCAAAATGAATCATTTGAAGTAAGAGACTTAAGAAATAGTGATTGGTATTGGATTCATAGAGTAGTTTTCGAGGAATATGCATCTAAGATTGGGGTTATTGGTTTAGCTTTGTATAACGCTTATGCTTCGTATGCTCGGGATAAAGGTTATTGTTATCCAAATCAAAAAACTATTGCATCTAAGTTAGGAATAAGCATTCCAACTTTGATAAAGTATAATAAGATTCTAGAGGAAAACGGTTTAATCAAAATAGAAAATCGCCAGAAACAAAATTTGCCCAATGTTGTATACCTACTTAAACTGGTTAAGGAGGATATTAAACAGTTTAAGGAGGCTACTAAAACAGATTTAGATAAAAGAAAAGAATATAAAGAAAATTTACTAAAAGTAAGCAAGCCCCGTAGGGACTTGCATATTATCTCCTTATTTGTGAAAGAAATGGGATTAAAACCAGAAAACAAAGAACAGTTTAATCATATAATCAAAAGAAACTTGAGAGCAGCCCGGAACCTCATTGGTTATAGCGATGAACAGATTAAGAAAACAATTCAGGTATGTAAAAATACCGATTATCTTAAAAAGATAACTCTTGAAACTATTTGTAAGTATATTGACCAGGTCGTAGCTGAAGAACAAAAACAGGGTCCTAAAATTATTAGATTTGAAGAGATTAAGAAACCAGATGGTCGTATAGTTGTAAAACCCATTTATGAAAAGTAAAACAATGTTTGTAGTTAGAATCAATGAAGGAACTTCTGAAGAACGGGTTATAGGATTTTTAGATACAGAACGAAAGGTGTTTAAAAAAGCAATTCACGCATCAAAACACATTTTGAGAGTTTTAGATGCTATCGGAATAGATGCTCAGTATTTTGAAGAAGTTCTTTTACCAAACAATTACAAGATTGAAGTTTGGGAAAGAGAAGAAAATGTCATTTACGAGACCACGGCTGAAGAAATGAAAAAACACGGACAGTATTTTCACTTTAAAGAAGAAGACAAAGACCATAGAGCACAGATTTTTTTACCTAGAGTATATTGGAAAAAAAGAGATGCCGAGGAAGAAAAGGCAAAATACGAGTATTACAAGTATTTGGTTTGAATGTAAAAATGTGGTAAAATATGGAAAAGAAAAAAAGAACAATAAAACCAAAATATCTGGCTTGTGTCTGGTGCGGAAAAGATATTCCAAAAGATAAACCTTACGCAATGTATTGTTCAAAAAGGTGTAGAGATGAAGTACAAGGAAAATATATTTTTAAAAACTATGGCAAAGAAAAATAAACTTTCACAATTAGAAGTTGATTATATGTTTTTGAGATGGGGTTTTATGGATGGAATAACAAAACCTATTGCTGAAGTTGCTAAAAAATTAAAGATAGATATCAAAAAGGCATTGAAAATAGAAAGTAAAATCCTTGAAATGGTCGCCGAAGAAGGAATAAAATAAAAAAATGTGATAATTTAAAGATGGGGACAGAGAGGTAATTCCTCAAAGTCCCCAAAAAGCACCTTAAAATCTACGGGGGAAGTGCCACCCAAGGAGGTGAAGAGCTATGCGGCACATTAAAAAGCTGGCAGCGTGCATCGTTCTCTTGGCAATCGTGGCTCTTGGCACTGGTTTCTCCGAAACTGTAGTCGTTCCAGGAGCTGATGTGCAAAAGTTCGTCCGCTCTGTAACCGTGCAAGTTCTCGTCAATCTTGATAAATATACACGCTCTCTCACTTGGTATCAGGAAGTCACCGCTGATGGTCAAAAGGGCGAGTGGAAATGCAAATATGGCGACTGGTCAAAGCCTGAACGCGTCGTCGTAGCTGGCTCTGGAGTTATCATCTTCTCTGATAAGCTTCCCATTCCACAGGGCAATGTCGTAGGAGCTACCATCGTTTTAACCAACGCTCACGTTGTTGAATATCTCGTAAAGAAAGAGGCTCTTGGCTCTGCCGCAAATCCTTTCGATGTTTATGATGAA